TGCAGAGGCGTTCGAGCATTATAACGAATGGCATCCGCATAGTGCACTGGGTTATCGCTCGCCACGGGAATATCTACGGCAGCAAGCCAGTAATGGGTTAAGTGATAACAGGTGTCTGGAAATATAGGGGCAAATCCAGCGTTCATCAGCCCCCGCATTGCCGACAGGATCACAGACGGGGGGCGCAACTGGTTGTCGTTCAACTGGCCCAGCTACCGTTCTTGTATCAGAGGTGTGGCTGCATGACAACACCAGTCTGGCGTAATGATGACCTGGAAGGCGCTGTCATTGGCGCATTCTTTCTGCGTGGGGCAGATCATGAAGTGATGGATATTCTGATCACACTACCGGCGGACATTTTTTCTGTACGAGCGTATCGGGATATCTACACAGGCATCTGCAGACAGGCCCGTGTTTCAGGAGTGATTGACCCCGTGCTGTTGTGTAATGAGATGCCGGAACTTGCCCCGGTGATTACTGATACCGGGCGTAAAACCTGGGTGAAGTCTTCACTGGAGCACTATGTTGCAGCGTTGCGGCGCAATGCCGCACTGCGCGATGCAGAAAAAACACTGAATGAGGCGCTGCAGAAATTACGTGATGCGCATACCTGTGAAGCAGCTGAAGATGCCCTGAAGGATGCGCAGAACATGATGGTCACACTGTCGACAGGAAAGGGCGTCATTCAGCCGGTACATATTGATGATGTGCTTCCGGAAGTGGTTGAGCGTGTTGAATGCCGGAATCAGGGGCTGGAGAAATCCAGGACGTTGATGACCGGTATTGATGAACTGGACGCAAAAACAGGCGGTATGGAGCCCGGAGACCTGGTATTCATTGCCGCCCGTCCTTCGATGGGGAAAACCGAACTTGCGCTGGACATCATCGACAAGGTGACTGAGCAGGGGCATGGTGTGCTTCTGTTCACCATGGAGATGGCGAACATCCAGATTGGTGAACGTATGGTGTCTGCGGCTGGAGGGATGCCAGTATCACGCCTGAAATCTGTGGCTCACTTTGAAGATGAAGACTGGGCGCGTTTCTCACAAGGGGTGGGGCGGATGACCGGGCGCAATATCTGGATGGTGGACCAGGCGAACCTGACCATTGATGAGATATGCGCAACAACGAAACACCATCTGATTAAACATCCGGAAACGGCGCTGGTGGTGGTTGATTATCTCGGGCTGATAAAAACCCGAACCACGGGGCGTCATGACCTTGCCGTGGGTGAAATCTCAAAGGGGCTTAAAGGCCTGGCAAAATCCGGTGGTTTTCCGTTGATTGCGCTGAGCCAGCTCTCCCGCGGTGTGGAGTCCAGACCCAATAAACGTCCCATGAACTCAGACCTGAAAAATTCCGGAGAAATAGAGGCGGATGCAGACATCATTCTGATGCTTTACAGGGATGAAGTGTACAACCCGGATACACAGGCTACAGGCATAGCAGAAATTAATATCACGAAACAACGTAACGGTTCTCTGGGGACGATTTACCGGCGTTTTTATAACGGACATTTTCTGCCTGTGGACCAGGAAAGCGCACAGGTTCTTTCCACCCCAATGCGGCAGCCCCAGCCGCGCAGATACAGCAATACACGTACCGACAGCAGTAAGATGGAGCGTTTCTTTTGAACAACCAGACAATGACTTTTACCTCTGAACAATTGCGTAAACACGCGCAGGAAATGTTGCGACAGGCGGAACAACTGGAAAAAACAGGTGTAACAAAAGATGCCATTCGTCGGGATATGGTGCCAGCGCTCAGGGAACTGATGCAGGCGAAACATCGCGCACAAAAAGCGGTGGATGAGCTCGTTGATTGTGTGGCAGAGCTGGAAACCAAAGTTGGAAAGTTTGAAAAAATGGTGCAGGAGGTGCTGCGCTGATGCGCCATGAGTTTATTTTACCTTATCCGCCGACGGTGAATACTTACTGGCGACGTCGTGGCAGCACATATTTTGTATCAAAAGTTGGTGAGCGTTATCGCCGTGATGTGACGCTAATTGTTCGCCAGCAGCGGCTGAAATTAAACCTGTCCGGAAGGCTGGCGATAAAGATTATTGCAGAGCCACCGGATAAGCGCCGTCGTGACCTGGACAATATCCTGAAAGCACCACTGGATGCGCTGACGCATGCCGGACTACTCATAGACGACGAGCAGTTTGATGAAATCAATATTGTGCGCGGTCAGCTCGTTCCTGGTGGGCGACTGGGCGTGAAGATTTATGAAATCACAGGTGATAACGATGGCGCGTGATATTCAGCAGGTTATGGAACGGTGGGGGGCTTGGGCTGCAAACACTCATGAAGATGTATCCTGGGCGTCGATCGCTGCTGGTTTTAAAGGGTTAATTCCGTCGAAAGTGAAATCACGCCCTCAGTGTTCTGATGATGATGCAATGATAATTTGTGGCTGTATGGCCCGGTTGAACAAGAAAAATCAGGATTTGCACGATTTGCTGGTGGATTATTACGTAGGTGGAATGACTTTTATGAGTCTGGCACGGAAACATGGGTGTTCGGATACCTGTATTGGCAAGCGCCTGCAGAAAGCGGAAGGGGTTATTGATGGCATGTTGATGATGCTTGATATCCGGCTGGAGATGGACAGATACGTAGAACGAATTATGTAGGTGCTTGACCAGACACATTGTCCGGGGCTATATTCCTCACGCGCCAGCAAAATCTGGCGTCGGGATTGGAACCCCGGATAGAGACCGCGACAGACACACGCCGCGAGCGTGTTTTTTATTGTCGTATGCACGCGCACATCTGAATTATGGTGGGGCGCATGGGGGAGCTGAAAAGCTCGCCGGTCGGTTTCCCGGTAGTTCCAACCCTGTGCGTCTCACCACCCGATGATTGGAACCTGACGGTGTTGACAGTTTCAGGTTTGCAGTTTACATTTCCCCGCGGTGCTCAAAACACCTCGAAAGCGGTATCCACACCCGATAGCCATGTGGTTTTTTTGTGTCCAGAATTCTTGGTTTATGACCGGGTGTGCGGCTAATACAATACCAGCAATGGAAATACGCCCGCCGACTTTCGACGGTTTTGAGCGCCCGGTCACCCTCTCAAAAGGGGTAAATCAAAATATTCGAAAGGACATGTCTATGAATCGCACGTCTATTGAAAAACTCCCGTCACTTACGCATAACCATCTTCCTGTCATGACAACAGAGCTGCTGGCTGATTTGTACGGAACAGAGCGCCAGCGTTTGACAAACAATTTCAATCGAAACAAAGAACGGTTTATAGAAGGTAAACATTTTTTCCTGATAGAAGGTGATGCGTTACGAGAGTTGAAGAACGAAAACTCTTTAAGAGTTTCTGTGAAAATTGCCCGTAACGTTCGCTCCCTCATCCTCTGGACAGAACGTGGCGCAGCCCGTCACGCCAAAATGCTCGAAACCGATCAGGCGTGGGAAGTGTTCGAAAAACTGGAAGACTGTTATTTCAACCAGAAACAGCCACCAGCGGCACAAAACACATCTATCGAAAATGATGGATGCGCATTACTGAGCCACTTCGATAAACACGGTCAGGTTGAGTTCACGGAAAAGGTNCCCCGCCGATGCGATGGTATGTACTCTGGAACGGTTTAAATTTTATCTGGAAGGATTCTGAAGATGAAAATCGAAGAATTGCGTGAAATTTTTAGTGAAAATGGCCTCTATGCTGTGCGCGTTGAGAATGGAGCGATTGTCAGCCATTGCCGCATTAGATGTTTGCAATCTCAACAAAGGAAGAGCGGTGCTGTGTTATTTTATTTTTGTAATGGACTTCTGACGGACGGTTTTATTTTGCGTGAGGACGAATTTGTCACATCATTACGGGTTTTGAAAGAGATTGGTTTTAAGGCTGGTTTTCTGCTTTTGCTGAAGAATAAACTCATCTACAATCTTGAGCAGGATTGAACTCCTGCTGTGTAACACCGTGCCACCGGAGAAAGCCGATGGCACATATACAACTGGTCAAACAAACCTCTTCCGGATTACTTCTCCCGGCGACGCCGGAGAGTTGCGATTTTCTGCATCAAATCAAAATAGGTGAGTGGATACACGCAGACTTTAAGCGTGTGTGTAACTACGCATTCCACAAGCGTTTTTTCAAACTCCTGCAACTGGGTTTCGATTACTGGACTCCGGTCGGTGGGGCGATCACGCCTCGCGAACGAAAACTGGTGTCCGGTTTCGTTGATTACCTGTGTGAATCAGTAGGCCGGGAACATACGCCAGCTCTGAGCGAAGCCGCAGAGCAATATCTGAATACAGTTGCGACACGCAGAACCAGTGATACGGCATTGCTAAAGTCGTTTGAGGCTTTCCGCGAGTGGGTAGCCATTCAGGCCGGATTTTACACCGAGCATTTTTATCCGGACGGTAGCCGTGGGTGTCGGGCGAAATCTATCGCGTTTGCGAATATGGACGAAACCGAGTTTCAGCAGGTTTATAAATCTGTTCTGAATGTGCTGTGGAACTGGATTCTGTTCCGTAAATTTTCCTCTCCGGAACAAGTCGAAAATGTGGCCGCGCAGCTGCTGGAGTTTGCGTAATGGTGGATTTACGTAAAGCGGCGCGGGGGCAGATGTGCACCGTCAGAATTCCTGGCTACTGCAATCACGATCCGGAAACGTCTGTGCTGGCGCATTACCGACTGGCGGGAACGTGCGGAACAGCGATAAAGCCACACGATATGCAGGCAGCGATTGCCTGTAGCTCGTGCCACGATTTAATCGACGGGCGGGTAAAAACCAGCGATTACACCAAAGAAGAATTACGCCTGATGCATGCAGAAGGTGTTTTTCGCACACAAGAAATCTGGAGAAAGGAGGGATATTTATGATTTACCCAACGAATACAGGAAAAAGCGGAGAACACCTTCGTCTCACCACGCTGGAAAGTGTCTGGATTCAGGGAAAACTACGTATGTGGGGGCGCTGGTCGTATATTGGTGGCGGTAAGACGGGGAATATGTTTAACCTGATGTTGACCTCTAAAAAGCTGACAAAAACGGCAATTAACGAGGCGCTCCGGAGGATGAAAAAAGCAGGTCTGAACAAGTCTGAACTTGAGGCTTTTTTGCGGGATATGATTAACGGTAAGCAAAAGAGCTGGCTGGCGCATTGTACTGATGCAGAGGCGTTATGTATTGATCGGGTCATAAGTGAGGTGCTGGCAGAGCATCCAGGATTGATTAGCGTCCTTCGGCAACGGTATGAGGGGCGGGGGATGACCAAACGCAAAATGGCTGAACTGCTGAATGATGCACACCCGAAATGGAGTTTAAGAACCTGTGAAAGACGCATTGAGCATTGGCTAAAGGTGGCAGAATTTATTTTGTACAAACCAATGGTTATGGCTTTTGGTATAGAGAAAAAAGTTATTGCTTTTTGACGTAAAAACTGCTTCAATTCTTGTACGCTTCGCAAAGCTGTACCGCGAGGCGAATAGCAGACATGGACATTTGAAAGAGCCCGCTTTATGCGGGTTTTTTTATACCTGAAAAACGGCACAGGACGTTAAACGTNATGGTATGTACTCTGGAACGGTTTAAATTTTATCTGGAGCAACACGGGTGGATCGTTGCCCGTAAAGAGCAACTGGTGGAGCGGTTGATGCGGTTTTAAAAATTTTTTCCGAAAACTTTACGATCGTAAAAAGTTGAATATCCTGTTAAGAGTGGTTACTACGCCACACAGCTTAAACCCGCCGATGAGCGGGTTTTTTTATACCTGAAAAACGGCACAGGACGTTAAACGTGCTGGTGGTCAGATGAGTTTGCAGATGTGATGACATATGGTTATTATTCTGCCTCCGGCCCTTTAGCTCAGTTGGTCAGAGCGAGCGACTCATAATCGCCAGGTCGCTGGTTCAAGTCCAGCAAGGGCCACCAACCACCACTAGCTCATCCGGATAGAGCATCAACCTTCTAAGTTGACGGTGCGAGGTTCGAGTCCTCGGTGGTGGGCCAGCGCCGACTTAGCTCAGCAGGCAGAGCAACTGACTTGTAATCAGTAGGTCACCAGTTCGATTCCGGTAGTCGGCACCATATGCGGGCATCGTATAATGGCTATTACCTCAGCCTTCCAAGCTGATGATGCGGGTTCGATTCCCGCTGCCCGCTCCAGCGAGATTTGAGACGAAGGTTGTTATTTGCACTGACACAATATTGTGTGGGAATGTCTGACTCCTTACCATCTCCTGTTCTGTGATGTTGTTTTGTTGCAGTTCCAGTGCTCTTTTTTCAGCACCAGAATGGTGCATTGTCGGTCAGGTTACGTAGTGAACCTCTGGCAGGGGACTGATAATGCATCATTCTGGTGTTGTAAATATCTCTTCGGACAACTTACAAAATATTCTAAGCAAACCCCGGGAACACACTCTTAACTGCCTTGGCTGGCGGTTTTTTGTACAGCGCTCGGTATGTGTGAGCTGGAAATCAGATTTTGCATGGACTGGAATCATGCTGTTATTTAGGGGCGAAGAACTGGCTTTTTCTTCCGCCTTCTCACCAGTAACGATTAGAAAAATAATGAAATGCCCCCCTCCGGGGAGGAGGACCGTAGAAAAAAGGACCCGCCAGCAAAAACATTGGGGATGAACAGCTTTCGCTACTCAGATTGCTGGCGGGTAAAGTTCCTCATGAATTAAGAATGCTACGCGATCTTTTTTAATGGAAATGAAAATTATTGTCAATTAGTCGTGCGTGTTTTTTCATACAATATTGGTAAAGGTGATTCAGGCCATCAGAGTTTTGCTGATGGCCTTTTTTCTTTCCGATAGCACAGGTCTGTCGGGGGGCGGGATATGTATCAGATGGAAAAAATATCAACAGGCATTGCCTACGGCACCTCCGCCGGCAGTGCCGGCTACTGGTTTTTGCAGTGGTTGGATCAGGTCAGTCCATCACAGTGGGCTGCGATTGGTGTGCTGGGAAGTCTGCTTCTGGGGCTTCTGACTTATCTGACGAATCTGTATTTCAAAATAAGAGAAGATAAGCGTAAGTGGATTTGCCCCTATATTTCCA